TAGTTGATATCCCGGCCTGCGCCTCGGGTATGGTTGCTAAAGTGCATTCACACATTTGATCGCCTTTTCGCCAAACTATATATTCGGAAACACACGGAATATGGTTATATCGCTGTATAAAACGACAGTACCCCAGGTGAGGATCACCTGCCACTTCCAGAGACCAGCCATATCCAAATCGGCACTTTCTGTAAGATACTTCAGCTTGCCATCTTTACCATCCGTGACGAAGACGGCAGACTTTATGAAGCAGGTGCCATTCGGCCTCTCGAAGACAAATTGCCTTGCAGAAGTGCCGTCAACCGGAAGAATGGCGCCGTTCTGGTCATACATGGTTTTGATGAATGGCAGGCCAGCATCGCCTATGTGAATTTCGCCTATCATATATTTATGTCCGATCTAACCTCATCGACGAGATAACCCACATTTTGGAATGCCTTATTTTTATCGACATAGGCATCATCGGTAACATCTATCCTGATAATGCCATCGCTCTCGAATTTCCCATTCAGGCAGAGATAGGCCGCCCCAGCCTTGTTTAGCATCAGAAAACCCGTAGATAAGAGCACCGATGACCCACCTAATATATAACTATATGAGCTGAATTCATCAGTGAGATAGCCAACTTCTTGATCTTGTATTTCAACAAAAGCATCCCCAGTGAAGAGATTAATGACATTGCTAATACTTTCAAGTTTCCCGCCTAGGCCAAGATAGGCCATCCCGGCATAGTTTTCCATCAGGAAACCTGTCTCCGGGATCGGTAATGGCGGAACAACCACCCAACCCAATTCGGTCCCTCCGCATTCGATACGTCCCAACTCACATTGGCCAATCATACGATGATCTCTCCACCTATCAATAATTTTGAGTTTTTTAACACCTTAACCCGATTTCCCATTGTATCCGCTCCATAATCCTCGGTTGTTAAGGCAGTCCAAACATCCTTGGCTGATAAAACTGTAGCAATAGGGGGCACAATAGGCATAGCATTGGCCCACAAATCCATAGCACCCAAATCCAATTTATATCCGGCAGGATAAAGAACAGCAAAATCATCAAAGTAAACGTAGGCATTGGTAATCGTAGCGTCAGTTCTTCCAGATAAAGTAATTACAATCTGCCCAAAAGTGGTGGTTGGCATGAAAGTAACAGACAGAAGTTGCCAATCCGTTGTATCACTGGCGGTCATTGAAATATCCGTACTATTGTCATACCTCACAGTAAGTTTGGGATTTTGATGAGTTCCAGCGTAATAAGTCGCTGAGTTTATCTTGCACCAAACTGCAACAGTCATAGTTTTGTTTTGAATATTACCTGTCGGCGTATTAAATACCCAATCAAGATTGTTGACTAAATCCAAATCTATTGGTTCAAAACGTAAAGCGAACTTGCCTGTTCCTGCTGTGTGAACCGTAGTGTCTGCTAAACCATCGCCAGTCCTGGCAATATTTCCATAAGTAGCATAGATGAAGTCTTTATTCGGAGTAGTTAGATAATCTACAAAACGCAAGTTTGTCCCTTTGATGGTATTCCTAAGCGTTCCAGATACGGGTGTAGTCGCTATCGCACCTGTATTATTTTTAATGGTAAAGTCTATTAATGTGTATCCATCTATATTAATTCCTACCGTATTGGCTATTTCTTGACCATAAATTGAATTGCTTTCAATAAAACCATTACAGATACAATTAGCAAAGAAATACCATATCCCACCACATCGTTCATATTGATTGTTCGCCGCATACCCTACTCCAGAATTAACCATTTTTTGTGGAAAAAACACTGAACTATACGCACCATTTGCCCCATAAAAGTAACTATTAGTAATGATAAAATCAAAGCCATTAGGGGAAATACAACACGCCCCCATATTCTCAAATCTACAATTATTAATAGTCACTCTTTCAAAACCATTAAAATAAATTGATCTATTTGCTGATCCAACAATTCCAATCGACACGCAACCGTCTATAGTTGATCTCGCCAGTGGTGTACCTCCGGTCATCGAAGAATACCACACCAAACCAACCCTATTGACATAACAATTACTAAGAGTAGATGTTTTAGTTGTCAAACCCCAATTAACTATAAAGCAAGACAAAGCTGCGCTGTAGTTAGCAGCACAATTGGTTATGAGATAACTATCGGTATAGGCGGTATCCTCACTAAAACCGAACACATTTGAGTTTGTTACAGTGCCTGGAACTATGCAAACGTCATCAAAACAACAACCCGAAATCTCACAATAATTCATCATGTAGTTGCTTTGTATATACCCATAACTGGACGCAGAAGTAGAGGAAGTAAATTTAATTCCATATCCATTCAGGGTGAATACTGTCCCTCCAGCCAATCTTTTGCTGCCAAGATTGGCAGTCAATGTAATAGTATTGCCTACAATAGTATCAATAACGAAACTAACATAATTGGTGGCGATTAATTTATCTTCTTTGCCAATACACACCAAGTCCCCTGGTGCCCAACCAGTCACATCTGTAGTAACAATAACTTTTTGCCCGCTATTGGCATCCGCCGAAAGAGTGGTTTTTCTGACAGTAGGCGTTGCTCCATAGGCAAAAAAGGATAAAGTTGAAAGTAGACCAGCGTTATTATTGGTGAAAGCAGCCGATAGAAAACCAGATTGAGGTGCCGTTCCCACCGTTGGGGTAATAAAATCAATTACCGCCTGCTGAGCAAAAGGAATGGGATTAATAGAAGAGCCAATCCTCATGGCTGAACCCGACCCATAAAGTATCCTCCCGTTTATAGTCAATGTGTAGCTGGCAACGGGCGGATTTTCCCACACCAGATTGGCTATATTATTTTTGGTAAGGTCACTCCCATTACAAATAACAGCACAAGTACCATAAATGGTTTCTCCCGTTCCGAGCACACCCCTGAAAGTGGCAGTCTTATCTATTACTACTATATTTTTACAAACCACGCAATCGTTATCAGCAAAAGAAATAGTATTATCACACCAAGAAATATAAAAGGGGTTAGTAGCATCAGATGTTGCAATGTTCCAAGTTCCTGTTGTTCCGCCTGTTTGAATGATACTAAATCTCCACTTAGAGGCGGTAATATCTACTGCATAGGGAGTAGTAAAAACAAATGGCACTACCCAACACTTAGAATGTTTGCTTGAACCATTGCATATTTCTGTCGCGGTTAATGTTTTGGTGGCTCTTGATACCCAATACGACTGGACACCACTTTGTGTACCCGTAAAGTTTATTGCTCCACCTGCCGGAGTAGCAGAAACATTGAATGAGTCTGCCAGAGGGCTCATCACATAATATGTCGTTCCTGCCGTCAAACCAGTAGGTAATGCTCCTGTCGTAGCAAAAATAACGGGAGTATCTTCTGCAAGCCCATGTCCAACGGCATTTACTACGCCTGGACTGGCAATAGTCAAAGTTACGACTACATTCTCTTGTAGATTGGCTTGAACCGAGCGGTCATTGGTTGGTGTAGAATAATATGAATATAAGTCAATAATAATGCCCTGACAATTTCCAGCATTAGCAAAAGTAGCGTATATCGTTCTTGCGTAGTTTAGACTTAATACACCCGTATACGCACAATACGCACCCATGTTATATGCTTCGGCACGATAGAAACCAAGGGCAGTATTCAGCGTGGTATTTCCATTACTGACAATTACCGACATATCACAAATCCCTTATTGCGTCCAGAATTGCCTGAATGCGGTCAAGTTCTGCCTGTTCCTGCGAATGATCGATATATGGATAGTTGGCTTTTGCCCACTCGACCCATTGAGCATTCGTCTTAGGTTGGTTTGGGTCAGGAGTGCCAATCCTTTCTATCAATAGCCGTTTTTGTTCAATCAAATCAGCCTTTACTATGATGACTGCTCGCTCGTTGGTTTCATCGTACTGAATAAACTTACCTGCCGCTATTTTGAAGTATTGCATAATTTCAGCTCCATTCTGAGACTGCCATCAATTGTTTGGCAATCCAAGTTAATGTCTTCGTATAAGTTATTCCACTTATTATCTTTTGAAGTTGGGTCAAATTTCCGTCCCCATCATAGGTATAAACAAGATTTGTAGTATAGGTCGTCCCACCAATGGTCTTGTCAATCTGCGTAATATCTTCTCCAGTGTAGGTCAAAGCAAGACTGGCGTTATCCCCTGCCGTAGGTGGACTATCGGGATCGTCCAGATTGATATGGATATCAATTTGGGCATGAGTATGTGTGCCAATATTCAATAATGCAGTATGGTCAAAATCCTCTGCCAGGACGGTTATATAAACTTCAGCATTTCCAGCCAGGACAATCGCCGCCCCACCATTTGTGCTGTTTAGTATTGTGTCACGAGTAAGAGTTGGGCCAGTCGAGAAATAGGTCCCACGTCCTACCTCGGATTTATCTTCCTCTCTAATACCATACGAAACGACAGCACTATCTACTACGCCCGCATCTGCAAATGAGATAGCCCCAGCGACAACCGTACCCAAGATTATTGGGCCAGTTCCGGTGGTAGATGTTGTCATGCGAGCTAGGTTATATAATTTATTCATAGTCTAAATGTGCCAACCTAGACACCTTACTTATAAACATAACTTCCTCTGGCGCCATGCCCAGTTTCTTTAAGATCTTCAGGCGAGCGACACGGTAAAAATCATTTAGTTTGACTGCAATATTTCTGTATAATCTGTAAAGCATCTTTGCCTCTCCTTTTCGACGTCGAAAACTATTTCTCAAACAGCTCGACCTGATCCATGAGCCAGTCAATCAACTGCTTGACCGGGACAGTCAGCATAAAGCTGTACCATGGGCCGATCTTGCCGATCAAGAAGTCCTGCCCGAAGTTATCGCGGCCCTTCAGGGCAACTTCGTCGCCCTTTCGTTCCAGATACAGTCTCATGATCAGCTTCTCGGTCATTTCACTCCGTATATTCCTTGCCTCTCCAGGCCGCCTTGACTTTGCCACGCACTCTGTAGAAGGGTATTGGCTCCATCGCGAGCGATTTCTCCGAGACCTCGGCTAGCACCAAGCCCTGTTGCCAGTTAGGATGTCTCATATACTCCGGCTCAAGATTACAAAGACAAAAACCCTCTTGAGCAACGATTACGCCCTTTCTCGTTGTGGCATAGTGCGTGCCGCCTCTATGAGAATGGCCAGTTAGTGTAGAGATGGCGTAGTTCTCATTCTCCAACTCACCCTTGGCTGTATAGGCTGAGTACTTGCGGATGAGGTCGCCATGCTTGACTACCAGCCGGTCGTGGAGTACTAGCTCCAGGTTAGCCAGCTCCTTTTTCTCCCACTCCCAATAAATCCCCAGTTCGTCCAGCCCCAAGATGTTTGGGAGCTTGAGAGCCTTCAGGTCGGAGAGTTCCGGGTGCTTCCAGATATACTTGCGTAGCCTATCTTCGTGGTTGCCAATGATAAAGAACACGTGTGCAGTAGGGCAGGCGCTTGTCCATTCTCTCTGGCCCGCAGCCCACTTGTCGATCTCTCTTTGTAATTTGCCCTCTTTTAATCTTTCTGGGTCATGGTCAAATTTACTGATACTGTAGAAATCCATCCCATCTGAGCCGGCAATTCTGATATCCGGTTGAAAATCACGAACAATCTGAAGAGCCACACTGCGAGCAGCCTCATCCTGATAAGGAAAATGTTCATCAGTCGGAAAACAAAGCTTGGTAATTTTGGGCCTCCTTGGTCTTAAGGTATTCCGCCACTGCCGTTAATAAATCTGGATCGTCCTCAAATATTCCCACGCCCAAATTACAGCGATGGCACAGTAGTCCTCTAACCTTTCCCGTCTCATGGTCGTGATCTACATCAAGTGCCCTTCCATCAGGTTCTGCTCCACATATTAGACACCGGCCATTTTGAGATAAAAGTATCTCGTTGTATTCGTCCGTGGATATCCCATAATGACTTTTATAATGTCGGTCTCTTTCGCCAGCGGCGGCAATTTCTGGATTGGCAGCGCGCCATATTTTCTGGTAGGCTCTCTCTTTGGCTCTTTGCTCATCCAGATTGGCCGCACGCCAAGCCTTACAACTAGCTCTTATCTCATCTCGATGAGCCTCGCGATAGACTTTCTTTTGGGCCCTCAACTCTTCCCGATGGGTTTTTTGATAGGATTTCTGCCGCTCCTTTATTTCATCTTGGTGAGCTAGGCTATATGCTTTCTGTTGCTTCCTTATCTTTTCCCTATTGGCCTCACGGTAGGCTTTCCTTTGGGCCTTTATCCTGTCAAGATTGGCCACATAGTAAGCCCTAGCCTTGGCCCTTCTTTCCTCTGTATTCAACAGGTGCCTCCTATTGCCCACCAGTCGGGACCTGTCCCGGAGATGGTTCTGCCCCAAATGGGCTGTTTGCAGCCTGCTCCTGCTCTTGTGCTTTCTTCCAGAAAGGATCTTCCAATTGTTTCTTGATGCGCTCGACTTCGCCAATCCCTCTGCTAAGTACTGTCTGTGCCGTCTCCAAAGAGATAGCAGGCACGGGTTTGGTTGACATCAGCTTGACCACTCCGTCGATTTCGGTGGACATATCCCTGGGCATGATATCGGCCAAAGTCGGGACTATCCTGCCTTCCATCAAACTCACCAATGCCCGGACTGGGACGATTTCCGAAGGAAACTCTTTCTGTTTCAATATGGCGGCGGTGATGTACGTTGCTCTCCGCATGGCGGTGTTGAGATATCCCCTTGATCTGCGAATGGCCTTAATTAGCGGCCACATTTTCATTTCAAGGGTGACACCACTGCGCTGGCCCCCGCCAGGTTCCTTGCCCAATGCCACTGGGGGAACTTCTGCAATGGATGTTCCCCAGTCATATAAAAATTGTACGTGTTCAAACACGCCTGGCTGAACAGCCGCATCGGCTTCTAACATACCTACTTCGGGCGGAGGCGAGCTGCCGATGGTTCTGCCAAGATCCCAAAACGCATTCGATCCTATGGGGAAGCTCTTGGCATTGAAATTTCTGGGCATGTTTCTACCCCATCTAACGGGGTGAGCATTGTAGTTGATAGCATCGGAGATATCGGCGACGCGCATGTTCAGCTCATCCTGAACGGGGATGAGATCCTTTGTCATGCTCTCTCCCCACCAATCAGAGAAGCGAAAGCGGGGTATATAGACAAAAGGTACAATTCCCCAGGGATTTGAGCCAGAGTAGTCCTTAAGATGAACATCCTCCAGCATGGTCTCGTGCTTATCCTTGGTCCAGTGCTCCAGGTAGCGCACGACCTCCCCGCCAGCCGTATATCCGTATTTCGCTTTGGCCTGCTCGGCACTCATATACAAGAGGACATAGACCTCGATGAGCGCGTCTTGGTCTTCCGGGTCCCAGACAGGGAAGAAACCCTCTCTGGGAATACGTGTCCATTTGATATGGCCTGGACCTAAATCAGGGCTGATCTTGAAGGCCGATCCACCGTAGACATTCCGCTCTAATTCAAGCTCCCAGAACAGCGACGCGCCACCGGAGGTCTCCATAATTTCCGACATGATCTGAATAGCACTCTGGTCGGCAGAGGAAGTCTCCTGATCGCCGCGCGTGCCCCATTTAACAGGACTGTCCTTCCACTCGCCAAACGCAGCATCTGTGGCTGTAATGGCCATCAGCTTGACAAGGTTCAAACCCACAGGGAACAAAAGGGGCTCTTCGTCCTGTTGGTTTGCTTCCTCTTCAGGGACAGTCTCCAGAAATACATCGCCGTCGAAGTAACGCCGAAAACGCTCTAAATACATCAACTCCGTGTCCCACGCGAAGCGCGTGCGCTCCGAAATGGTATCCAACCCCAAATCGCTCCAGACCGGGAAGTCAATCGCCATATTCTGATCCTAGTTGTCGCCTTTATTAGATGTGATTAGCCCGAGGAGCTCAGGCTCCCGCCGCCAATTCTTTCCCCCAACACTATATTATAGCACTTTTCATCAATTTTGTCAATAGCTACGCTCGGTTTCTAGTGTAGTTGTTCGAGATAATATACAAAGCAGGTCAATTATCCAATATAAATTCCTACGGCGCATAGGGATCATAGCTACCGTCCTCGATATCCATCTCGGTAGGATGGTCATAGAGCACTTTGTCTGTGGTATAAAAGCCGCTTCCTACATAGATGATATTAGGCACATCCCAGACCCGGACCAGTTCGCCGTTGCAGGGCTCGTATCCGATGGGAATACTACCGGCGGCCAAACCTCCCGGGAGACTATCCTCGATTTCCCAGACATTAGTTGCTGTAAATTCTGCCTTTGCAATCCATGCCTTATGAACCTTGGGATGCGGCTCTTGAAAACCATGTGTTATATGAATAACGGCGCCGCAGCGCCCGCAACGGAATGTATACAGTGGCATTCTTACCTCGCGGCCAGTTTCAGGACGATGGACAGTACAGAGCCAGCCAAAAAGAATAGGCTACCTAAAATGTAAAAGACATAGACCAATACAGACAAATCGATTTTCATATTCACCTCACGAATTGCTGGACGCGGGACCGTACCTCGGCACCGTCCCATTCTTTGTCATAGGTCGGCCAGAGCCCCTCTATGAGTTCTATAGGTATCACGAAGGACACTTGCCCATTTGGAAGATCAATAAAGACTGTGGACCATTTTAGTGAGATTGGTGTTATCCCGGTCTTATAGCCGGCCCCTAGGGCCAGTCGCCCGGCCAGCAAGACAAGCAGATTTCTGTCGTTGTACCTATCTTCCATCTGGTCCAAAGCATCGGCCATTTTGGCTATAAGCTCGTAGCCACGAAAGTCCTCGAAGTGCATAACATCGGCGACGAGGGCCCTGTCAATCTCTGCCTGCTCTTCGCTGGTAAAGTTATCTCTCCACATTATTTGCCCCACAGACCAAAACGATACAGGATACCGATAACGCCGTAGAGGGCTAAATCGAAATAGGTATCTTCCTTAGCTTCATTGTTAGGAGTTTTCGGCGTCGAAAACGTCGGATTGGAGATTTGTGCCCTGAAGCCAGATAATGAGAGTAACCGGGAGGTCTTATCCCAGATCCTCGTTACTAATCCAGGCTCTCCGGTTAACTGGACGTTCATCGGGGAATAATCCATATTCTTCCTTAAGTGCAACCGATACATTCCCATAATGACATCTATAAAGCCGTTGACTTGCAAGGGACACTCTTTCTCTAAAGGATGCACCGGAGGAATATCTGGGTAGTAAAAAATCGGTATTTTGTGCTCCATAGCAAACTGGTTCTCGATCTTCGCCCCCTTGGAGGCTTTCCAGTTGTGGAGCATCAAAATGGCGTCGCAGCGGGCCAGGATCTTCAGGTCGCCCTCGATGTAGTCGTCATGGTCAAGACTTGCATCAATCTCGAAGTGCGCCGTATTCAGATGTGGGCATATAGCCACGTTACCGCTTTCCCAGACCCCGATGGCGGCTTTTCGAGCATTGGCGATGTTCTCGTTGATGTTACCGCTATAAAGACCAGCAATATAAATAATCATCCCCGCACCTCATAGGTCCAGGAGTAGCAGTCGTGCTTCATAGACCAAACACCATTGGGGCACTTATGCTCTTCTACTACCTTCAGGGGCTCGCCCGTAACGCGACTGAACTTGATGCCGGTGACAACCGTCTCCAAACGGCACCCACATTCCTCACAGTAATCTGGCTTGCCTCTCTTCAAATACTGCCATCTATTCATGTAGCCTCCTCGTGCGTCGATCCACATAATTCGTCCTATACTTCCGATTTCGATAATTGGTAGCCGCTACAGGAGTGAGGGGGTCTGGGTCGTTGCTCGGTAAAAAGCGCGATAAATGACTGATCTCAGCCAGACACATAACTATATCTTGCGGGATTTTCTTGTCTTCCTCTGGGATATAAGAACCTAACTGCCTTAGCAATCCCTTGACCGGAGGAAATGCCCAACGGTGTGAGGTAATATCCAACGAAAGGGCATTTAGCATAGCACTCTTGTCGGTAGTAAAAGACAGTTTGTCGGTCTCGATGCCTTCTCTTTCAAACCCTAACTCGTTCAGCGCCTGTTGGGGGCCAGTGGCGTCGATGCCTTTTAATACAGGTATAAACTTCTGCACAGCATAGTGATAAGACTTTAGGAATGGCTCGTAGGAACCCCTGCCGGACAGCCAATTGAAATAAACCAGCTTATGGGGAATATCGGTAACGTCTGCCACTATGACCACGGCGGCATTGCGTTTGGGATAGTTGTCTGTCCCAGGATCTCCGCCGGCAATGTAAATTCGTCCTGCATCGCGGGGCTTATCCAACAAGATAATGCCGTGCCTGGGGTCTTCCTCGAGCTGGTAGCCCCTCAATGCTTTGCCGTCTTCTGGATTGAGTGCAGAGTAGATCTCGTCATAGGCAGCAATATCTATGCAAGCCTCGATATGCACCGAGGGGAACATGCTCATGCCGAACTCAGGGAAGTGACCACCCAGCTCCACCTCGATCATATCGGGAGGAAACTCGGCTTCCATGGCTTTGATCTGTGTCGAGGAGAGATGGGTATTGTCGTAAGTAGAGGCTCTTAGGCTGCGATACTGCTCTAAATCGGCAGTAGGATCCTCCGGCCATCCCTTGTAAAATCTTTCCCTCAGCCATAGGGCCGCAGTAGGAGAGGAGGTCACGTCCAAACGGGCCATTCTCGTCGTCCCATCCGGCCTGACGCCTCTCAAGCGGCCTCTTAGTACCTTGATGATATTGCCAGCATAATCCAGCCCTGCCTCATCAAGATTGATCCTGTCGTACTCGCTACCGCGGATGAAGCGGGCATCCGTCCCTGCCGTCCTGAACTCATAATCCGAGAAGTTCTTGAAGGCAATCGAAGGAAAAGGGCGGAGGGATATACTATCAATCAGGTGCTCGAGACGACTATTGCCCTCGATCCACCCCATGGCCATTTCAAAGGGTAATTCAGCTTGCTTCGCTGTTACAGAGGTGTTCAATGCTCTGAAATAGGGGATGGAGATACAGTCCATCAAATTGGACGCAGCGACAGCGGCAGTCTTGCCAGCAGCGATCCCTGCCACGAAAGAGGTATTGACGATATTTAATTGGTGCCATGCCCACTGAAACGGCAGTGGCGTCCAGTCTCTTAGATACCACTGTGTTCCTCTGTGAAACTGGCCGGCCTCCCTCTTGATCAGAGGCAACCACTCCTTATCGCCCTCAGTAAGTAGGGACACGTTCCCCTCCTACAGGATAGAGCGCAACGCCGTCACCGGCAATCCCGGTTGATTTTGGCATCCAGCAGAAATCCTCGTCGTAGTCGCCGCAGTGAGGGCATTTTCTGCCCTTCGTTCCGATCAGTGCTACCCCGATCCAGATATGCCCGCAGTAATCGCATACCAAATTGTCATAAACGCCCCAACCTCGACCGGCAGGAGTGCCATGCAGCGAGCGATCTACTATGACGAGAAACTCATCCATACTGATAGCCATAAAACTCGATGAGGATGCCATAGAGCTCGTATTTCGATATCCGTCCGGCGTGAGCGTCATCGTGGTGTCTCCTGCATAGGGTGATGATATTCTCGGGTACATCATCGCCTCCGGCGCCCCGAGTGACGATATGGTGCGGCTCTTTCCCCTCGACACAACCGCCGTGCAACAATCCATACATGCATTGGCCATCTCTCTTGTTTACGACGTCTAAAACTGCCTGCCTGTCTCTCATCGGTCGGCGCCGCATTTCCAGCATCTCCAGTCTGCAAATCCTACCGGTATCCAGTCATGTTCACAGTCAGTCCACTTCCGGTACCAAAATAAATTCCAGAATTTTCTTATCAGTTTTCTCATCTGTACTCCAAAGGAAGTAAAGTAACCAGCGGCCTCAAATTCGTCAGGGGGATTTCGTGGCAGGGGAACTTGCGCTCGCGGTTGATCGGCGCCGCCTCGATGTCTTCCCGAGTAGTCCAGCCCAAGAAATAGCCTCTCTTGCGCCTGAGGTTCACTACTGTCATAACGACAATCTCGGCAGTAATCGGCTTCTTCTCCGGCCACTGCAAGAAGCGGAAGTCCACAAAGCGAGTGGCTTTGGTGGTCTTGACGTCAACCGTGCTCCCGCCCCAGACAAAGTCAATCCCCCCGTCCAAATAGACTTGCAACACTTCGGGCAAATCGAGTGTCCTGCGGGCTACCAGTTCCCCGGCAGCCCCCAGGAGCTCAATGTCGGTGCCATACTCAGCGACGTGGTATTGAGTGCGGTTGTGCTCTAGCCTCTGGTTAGCGATAGTCTTGATGTAATCCCACGAGGCAGAGAGGTCCATGTTTAGACCGGCGCCCCAGGCTGAATACTTGGAGCATATTTGGCAACCTCAAACTTGCCAGCTTCGGTATTGAGAACCTGCACGAAGTGCTCAATCAATAGGTCTAGTTGCTCATCGGTTATTTGCAACTTGAGAGCATCTGCCGCCTGTCTTAAGAGTACCATTGCAATCTTTTTCTTATCCTCGCCGCTTAGATGCTGGATAATGCCCTGTTGCTCCAGGGCACGCACAATAATCTCGGCGGTTGTGTAAAGATTGTCAAATAACTGCTGGCCGAGTTTGGCAACAAGGAATTTCTTGGCCAAGCCGGACAAAAACACTGTAATATAACCCAGCGCAAGTCCGAGCAAGATAATCCCAATATTTGCCAACTGCTGAAGTACTACTGTCCAATCGAAATGCATTTCAATCTCCTTTGTTTATGCTATTACTAATGCCCATTGATAACTGGCCGTAAAATCGGCCTCGATATCGAACCAGACTTTCTCCCACTCTTCTCTATCGAACATGCCGTAGTAGCCGATCCCCTCGGGGTTATTTAGATAAACATAATACTCATCGGCATGTTCCAGGATTGAGTAATGGCCATCCACCTCAAAGTTCATGCCGGTCATCCAATCAACGATGACAATAGCGCCATCGTTAATTGCGGCGTTCAGCTTTTCCAGACAGCAGTTTTCCTCTGCCAAGACATCAAGGCCGTATTCCTTGAGGACATCGACCATATATGCCGGAGAAGTGCCATTCTCGTCTGTCCACATTTTCCTGGCCAGTTTCTTCTGGCTGACCTTGATACCCTTACGCCTTAGTACTTCCTGCACGCAGGCAGGGCCACACCAATTTGCTCTTTTCTGTCCTTTGATAATCATTAGTATCTCCTCAATGCACTCGGCTTGACTTTGCCGTTGTTATAGCCGTTCTCGACACCATTAGAGGCGGTGTAGTCATCGACAGGGTGATAGGTAGCTTTTGGCTTGCGTAATGGGGGTTGCGGTTTATAGCTACCGCCGTCGCTGAAGTAATCCAAATAACCCTCGTCTCCAGATCCCCAAAAGAACTTTTCCCCCGCAAGAGAGAT